TTTACAAAACCACAATCGTAACCCATTCCAATAGTAATACCTGATTCTCCACCTGCCCAAATAGGGGATTGTAGTTTCTTATCATAGTATGCTCTACCTCCTACCTCAAATTGAATAATAAGGTCTATTGCTTTTTTACTTAACATATCTTGCCATTATAAAGAATATTAATAATACAAACCAAAGCACTAAGGCTAGTCTAAGGATTGCTTTTTGTTTCATTTTGAGAATTTATCTATCGTTGTAGTTCCCATTGCAGCAATACAAATAACCATTACTGCATCTACTAATTTATCACTAGGTGCTATTTCTAAATGACTAAATGAATTAGCTATTAAAGTAATACAAAGAAATAAAGCACTTAATAAAGCAATCACTCTCTTAGTACTTATGCTTCCTCTTTCATCACTAAGTAAATTTTTTATCCAGTCTTTCATTTTTTCTTACTTTTTTTAGGTTTTGGTACTATTACTTCTTTTGATTTAAAGAAACCTTTTATTATGTTTATTAACTTTTTCATTTATTAAAATTTAGTGTAAAATCCGATTGAATATTGATTAGTTGTTGCTGATATTGTAAATAAGCCATTTTTAGAGGTTTTAAACGCTAAACCAACTCCTACACCGACTTTATTGTCAAATGTCCTTAAATCGGCTAAAACACCCCAATAAAGCTCATTTTTGGATGGTATTGTCCTAATGGTTTCCACTTTTATCGTTTTTTGACTTATGTCTGCGTAAAAACCACGATTTTTTATCTTATTCTGGGAGATAGTATCGTTAATTATAAAAGTACTTGAATCTATCTTTATAGTGTCAGAATAGGCTCGTACGTACGCATAATCTTGAACTATACGTACAGTATCGTGTATTAAGGTTGTATCAATACCTAAAACAACAAAAGGGATGCTATCTCCCTTAATATATTTCTTCGTTATTTCGTGCTTGTAAATAGTATCGGTGTGCGTTACTATTGTAGGTTCGTTTCCATTATACCTACCCTTAAATATGAAGATAAGTATAACTGCAATCACTAAAGTAATTACAATGTCTCGCATTATTTAAATTTTTTAGTAGCCTTCCAATAATATCTTATTGCAAATACTCCAGATATAATAGCAACCAAACTTGCTAATAATGTGACAATAGGTTGAATACTTGTGATACTTACTACGGCACCTAATCCACTTACTATCGTTAATGTGTCAGCTTGGTTGCTATGTGGCATATTAAACTTCTTTTGCTTCCTCTACTGGAGGATTTTGTTCTGCATTTAATTTTCCTAGAAACTGAACTAATGGTAAACCATAAGCCGTTGGAATAGTGTTAATAAATGCCTCTAAATCTTTTAATTGTTGTTCGTTAATTGTTATCATAATATTGATTTTTTACAAATATAAGATTATTCTATTATAATTTAACATTAAGGATTTGTAGCTACTTTGATTCTAGTTTGATTAATCTATTAGATAGTTCTTCGTTTTTAGCTGATAGTTCTTGAATAGCTTTGATTAATGGAGATATGAATTGGTCATATCTTAAAGACATCATATCTGTTTCTTTGTCGTGAACAAAACCTCCAAAATCCTTATCTCCTAATACTTCTTTAACTTGTTGTGCAATCAATCCATAATGATTTCTTATACCTTTTTTTGGTGTTGCTTTAGATAAAGGTGTAAGTTTACCATTTTCATCTTCTACGCTACTATATTCTACATCATTACCACCAACTTTCCATTTATAAGAAACTGGATTTAATTTATTAATAAAATCTAAACCTAAATCAGATGTAAAAATATCTGTTTTTTCTCTTTCATCAGAAGTTTGTATTGAACCATTTACTGCATATACTACTGACCATCTATAACTTGATGTACCAAGAGTTAACGAATTATCTGAAGCTGGGTTAAGGTTACTTCCATTTACATAAGTTTCTTTAGAACTTAAATTACCCATCCAAGTTCCTCTAGAATCAGCACCATATAAAGAGTTTGTATTTGTACTTCTAACTTGATAATATGTGTTTGCTGTAGCATTTCCTAATGATAAATTATAAGCACCTGAAGATGAAGCTCCACCAACTAGCATAGTACCATCATTTGTAATAACTAATCTAATTGTATTTAAAGTATTATTATTAGTGCTAGATGAAACAATAGCAAAATCTCCATTTGCAGTTTCATTATTTCTAATTGCCCAAGACCTTGTAGCTGAACTACTTGTATCAGCTGCCCATTGAAAATATTTACCAAACCCAAATAAAATATCACCTGCTGAGGTTATGGTCATTCTACTTACACCATTTGTTGATATTCCTAAATCATCACCTGTTGTAGAATATAAACCACTTGCACCAGCAAAGAATCTAATTGATGGATTTGCAGCCGTTCCATTTACACCATAAATTTTATTAGAAGCATAAATATCTCCTACTACTTCTAATGCAGTACCTATTGTTGATGTATTACTTCCTACTAATAATTGACCACTTGCAGTTGCTATTTTTGAACCCGTTGTAAATCTACTATTACCTGTAACATCAAAAGTAAACGAGGTGTTAGTATTACCTATTCCAACATTAGTTCCATTATCAAATATTAAGCTATTGCCTATTGTTGATGTGCCTGTAAACTTAGCGTGGTAGTTTGTAGTACCTGTTCCTGTTATAGTACCTGAAGGTATATCAGATGTTAATGCTAAAGTTCCTGAAGCATCAGGCATTGAATAAGTCCTAACAGAATTATTAGTTAATGAAGATGTACTAAAACTAAAACTTTTAAAGTTAGTAGAAGTTGTTGTAGCAGTAAATCTAAAATCAGTAGTATTTACACCAATACTTGAATTTCCTAAAGTAGGAGGTTGTGTTCCTGCTACTTGTGCTAAAATAATCATACTATTTGGTGAACCAGCACTTGTGTTAACCCATAATGCACCAGAGGATTTTAAAATACCATCAAAATTATTTGAAGTACCATCCCATTGGTATCTAATATTACCATCACCATCTGCTAAAACAATGTTGTTTGACATTGTAGGAGTACCTACATACGAACCAATAATAGTATTTTTAGAACCAGTAGTTATATAAGAACCAGCAGCATAACCAATTGCCGTATTAACTGTTCCACTTATATTATTTGATAAAGCATAACTACCTAATGCAGTATTTATATTTCCTGTTGTATTTGTATATAAAGCTGAATTGCCTATTGCAGTATTATCATATCCAGTAGTATTAGCTTGTAAATTTATAGCACCTATTGATGTATTATTAAATCCTGTTGTATTTGAAATAAAAGATGAAGCACCAACTCGTGTATTATTAGTTCCACCTGTACCTTTGCCAACTTTTACTCCATTTACTGTTAAATCAAATGCACCTAAATCTACTGCTCCTGTTGCACCTGTGTAAGGAACATAACCAGATAAACTTGATGTAAGTGCTATTGTGCCACTTGCAGAAGGGAATGTATAAGAATAACCTGTTGTACTTGGTACTAATAAATTATTAGAAACTCCAGCACTATTTGTTATTGCTAATCCAGCAGATAATCCGTTTAAATTAGTATATCCAGTTACTACTGGTACTATGCCAATATCATTTTTTAATTGTATTCCTGTTTCATTCTTAGGAGATAAATTAAATGTATTAATTCCTGTAAAAGTTTGAGTACTTTCTAATAAGGCTAAAGTTCCTGTTGCATCTGGAAGTGTGTAAGTTCTTTGAGCAGTTAAAGATGAAAATTGCAAATCAGCATAATAAGCTGCTATTGCACTTGTTGCTACTTGGAAACCTATTTTAGTTCCTGTTGCTAAAATATTACTATAACCATTTACAATTAATAAAGATGAAGTTCCTTGTTTTAAATAAAGATTTGCATTATTAGTGCCATTACCATTTGCATATAAATCATAAGCAAATAAAGAATTTACTCCTAAATCAACATTAGCAGTTGCTCCTGTGTAAGGAACTTTGCCATTAAATGTACTCCAATCAGTTGAACTCAATTTACCAGTATTTGCAGCCGAAGCCACAGGCAAGTTAAAAGTATGAGTAGCTACGCTTGAAGATATTGCAAAGTCAGTTCCACTTGTGCCTGTTTGAAAGAATTGTACTTGTCTTGTTAAACTATTTAATGTAGTCAATCCCTTAGAAAAGGTTGTAACCACTTGGCACAAATGATTGTTCTCAGTATGTAAAGTAACAGTTCTACCATCTACATTTACAAATATTCTAACTGCTATTCTATCCGTTATTGTTAAAACCGAAGTAGCAACAGGAATAGCAAAATAATAAGCACTTAATGTAGTTCCATTACTTAAATACTCTGGTATTGCTTGATTTGAACCTAATAAAGTAAAAGTTGTACCATCGTACTTGTAAAGTTCTGCATAAACATAAGAATTATGAGCATTAGAGTTTACACTAAAATAAAACTCACAATTAAAGTTTCCAGCAGGTACTTCTAATAAAGCAGGGTCATTAGCATCAGTAATATAATTTGCTATGTAACCATTAGCCGAAATAGTAACATCAGTTCCAGCACCACTAATAGGAACTTTACTTAATTGTTTATAAGCAACCCCACCTATTGTACCTTGACTTACACTTGTATTAAGATAATAAGAAACTGAACTACCTCCACCTGTTGATGTAGGGAAATCAGCTAAAGTACCATCTCCTCTAACATATTGAGAAGCATCGCCATCTAAGGCAGTTATTACACCACTATTAGCCACTACTGGACCTTGTATTGTCCTAATCTTTGCTGCTCCTGTTATTTGTAATTGATTGCTCATATTAATTATTGAAATATTCCTCTAATAAATTCATCTGCTTCTAATGCCCTTCCAAAAGTAACCACACCACTTGCACTTGTAAACTTGATTTGGTCGTTTGTAGGAGTTCCTGTCGTAAGTATCTCTCTTACCTCTACACCACCTCTTGTAAAGCCTAGACAAGTCTTTCCTATCATATCTGTAAAAGTAATAGTAGTCTCTCCACCAGCAGCCGTTGCAGATTTCATATACACTTGACTACTTGCCGTTATTATCACACCATTTTGATTTATTGAAACTCCTGAAGTTGTATAAGCACCAGAACCTTGTAAACCTACTGAATAAGTGCCTATGTCCTTGTAAGGAGCATTGATTTGTAAACTCGTAAGATTACAATTTCCACCTATAATTACTAAGCCATCTACTCCATTGTCAATAGCAAATTTAATGGCTATTTGTGTTCTATTTTGTTGCGTTTGTAATAGGTATAAATATCCGTAATTCTCTAATGTTATTAATCCATCGCAATTTACACTCCAATTAGCTATGTCGTTCTTAAATTCTCTATACCAAGCACTCGTTTGAGATGTTACTTCTTTTTGGTCCACATTAACCGAGAAAGAACAATTTGTAGAACAAGCAAAAGGAATATCTGTTGGTATTGTAGTCGTTACCTTAGATACATTAGTTCCTTGAGTGTAAAAGAAAATATCTTGTGCACCTAAGTTTACAGGATAAACAGTTATTGCTATTCTATCTGTTGCACCGAGAGATGTAGCTGGGAAACTTAATGATGTAGAATATAAGGTCTTGCTAAGTGAAGTTAATACAGTAGTAGAACTTGTTGCTATTGTCGTAAATGTAGTTCCGTTGTATTTAGAAACCACAAAGTAAAAGGCTGGAGAATAAGTTAAACTATAAGTAACTGAAACATAAGAACTAAAAGTCCAAGTTCCAGCAGGAATAGTTGTCATATTAGGTTTATTCACATCTGTAATAAATCTAGCTATAACATTATCTCCTGTTGCAGTAAAGTTTACACTAGCACCTACATTTTCAGTAGAACTAAATTGATAGTAAGAATTACCACCTATTGTGCCTTTTGACACACCACCATTAAAATAGAATTGTCCATTGGGATTTTGCCAATAGAGAATCATATTATTACCTTGTACTTTATCTGCCATATTGCAAAGTTAAACTATATTAATATTAAATTGAGCAATCCAAAATGGACCGAGTTGACCTGTATCTGTTATGTAATTTGGAATGATAAATGCCTCTATTTCAGCGACACTTACCTCAATTAGTTGAACTGAGTTTAATTCGTTTACATAAGCGTTTTGGCTTACCCTATTCATAATGAATTTCTTACCAGTATATGATAAATTTCCTGTAACTGTGTCCGTTGTAGTAAATACCTTATCTAAATAAACAAATCCTACATCGCTAGTATGTTCTCCTAGATCACATTCTACTGTTGCCACATTCTTATTTAAGTTTCTTATGTTTTGATAAGTCATAAAAGTTATCAAATCTACTGCTCCCAAAGGAGTGCCACTAGGACAAGATGAATACCAATTCTCTAAGAATGTACCATCTGAAGCACATAAAACACCTTTATTAGATGAATATGTATAATTAGTAGGATAATTATTTCCATAAGGTTGCTCAAATACTTGTAAAGTAGATTGAATTGTATTATCAGCTACAAAGTTTGCCTCAATAAATTTTACTTCACTATCCCCTCTTTGTATAATAAAGTTTTGTACTAATGATGCTTGACCTGATATATCACATATTATCTTAAACTTTAAATACCCAAAAATTGCAACACTTGATACAAAATATGGTGGAATATCTTTAGTATATGTTGACAATACAGCATCATTTGGGTCTATTGTTAAATTTTGTACGGAAGATTGCCATTGACCATTTGTATCTAAATATCTAAGTCCTCCTGATGTATTTAGTGTAATTTGCAATTTAGCACCTGTTGAAGTTGCGTGTTCAAAACTTAATTTAAAAGGAACTTCCCCAATATAAGGAAGGAAATAATTAGGAGCAGCTAAATTACCATTTTCAATACTAGCTAACCCACTTGTATTTCTTACTAAAGAAACTGCATCAAATTGACCTGTTGTATCTGGTACTATTGTTGCCGTTGAATCTCCTGTTGCACCTAAAATAAACCCAGTTGCAGTATTAGTTGGGAAAGCATTTAGCTTTAAGTCTGCATTGTCGCAATAGTTTAAAGCTGATTCATAAGCACCTCTCCCTTGTATATTGTAAAACCCTTTCTTTAATAGTTTTACTTGACTATTATTTATAAAATGCACATTCCCATCTGCATAAGGAACTATGTTAACTGTATTACTTAAAACACCACTACTTGTTATTGTAGGGGTAGCTAGAATATTATATTTAGTAAAATAATTAGTAGTAGCTGCCATCTCATTCATTGAGAATATACACCAGTCTCCATTAGCTTGGAACATTCTACAATTAAATGAGGTCATTATTTTGCCAATAATATCATAGTATGACTCCCCCATAAAATCCCTTCTATACTGATAGATTTGGCTAAATGGCTCGTTACTTACGCCATCTTGTCTATCAAGCATACCCCCTGCAAAGTAAGAACAAGCTACAACTAGATTTAATACATCTGGATAAGCTAATAACTTTAAGCCATCACTAATTACATTTAATTGAGTGTCTAATTGATTGATACTATCATCTCTTACATACTCAATATTTTGCATAAAAGAAATACCATCAATACAAGTAAAGTCTGCTTGAGTTATACCTGTTGAAAAACCCATTTGAGTATAATCATTAAACATATATCCTCTCCACATTACATTTGTACTTTCTTTAAGTACTACATAATACTTTCTATCATCTTGACTAAGTACATTAGGGAATTGGTCGTAATCATCTTGCGTTTCTAATAATATAGAAAAATTAACTTGAGTAGATATTATTGTAGGGTATGGATATTCCTCGTTTGAATTAGGTTGAACTATTATTGATACTGGCTTATAGGTTTTAACTACCCCAGCAACATAATCTCTCTCATAAATCTCAAGTACTTGGTTAGTATTATTTCTTAAGATTTGAGTTATTGTATATCTTAATCCGTAAGCCATTATGCTAAACTGATTGATTGTCCTTTAATGTTTGATGCCTTTTGACTTCTATTTACTGCAAGTAATAAATCTTGACCTCTTAATACAAATTGACCTCCATTACTTGTTACACCACTACTCATTGCACCTGCGTTAAAAGAAGTATTTAGGAAACTTGACAACTTGCTTAATGGCATAATTGCCTCTGGTCCAGCCTCTCCAATTAAACCTAAAGATGGTCCATTAGTAATACCTCCTTTAGCATTTTTAGTAACACCAAGACCCAATAAATTCATTAATGTATTTAAAATTCCTCCTCCTCCTGCTGCTGCACCTGCTAATCCTGTTCCACTTACGGCAAGACCTGCTTGTATATAAGCTAATAATTGTGCTTTAATAATTGCAAATCCTAAATCTGCTGCAAATTGTAATACTGAATTACTTAATGCCTCAAATACATTTTCTCCTTTCATTAAAGCATCAAAAGCACTTTGTAATGAATTTGTAACTCCACTTGCCATTTGATTAGCAAATTGATTAGCCTCCATATTTGCTTGAGCAAACCCTTCTTTAGTTTGTCTAAGAAAATCAGTTAATTCATTTTTAGTAGTCCTAATTTTACCATTCAAATTTTCATCAAACATCCCAAATAAACTACCTCCACCAACTCCTACATTTCTTGCTGCTTCAGGGAATTTATTTTGAATTTCTAAATTACTTAATTGCTCACGTGCTTGTGTTTCTAAAGATGCATCATAAACTCCATCAGATATTAACTTTACAGGAGATTTGATTTTTGGTTCTTTCTTAGGTTTTACAATCTTATCTGGACTAGGTAATAAAGTAATATTTTGTAATGCTTTATAAGTTCTAGCTTGTAAATTAGAAATATTTTTTTCAATTTCTTTACCTAAAATATCATATTGAGTATTTACTTCTAATTTTAATTCATCAATCCTATTTTGATAAGCACCCTTACCAGCTTTAAAAAATCCTAAACCTTGACCCTTATCTAATTTTTGTAATTCTGCATTTCTTTTTTGTTCATTTTGTATTTGCTCAGCATACAATTTATCTAATTGTGCAGCATTATTTTTTTCAGTAGCTACAGCACCACTTTGAATTGCTGCCTGATTTACTAAAGTAGTATAAAAAGCCTTATCTGCTCCAAGTTTTGCATCTTGTATAGCCTTACTATCTCCATATAGTTTTTTTAGTTGCTTTAATGCTTCTTGTTGTTGTGTTTTATTTCCACCTGTAATAAGTTCAACTAAAAGTATTCCTTTAGTTCTTTTAGTTTGTTCTTGACCTATTAACTTATAAATTTCTTGAGCAACTTTATTTAATTCATCTCTAAACTTTTCTAATTCACTTGTTGGTCCTTTAAAAAACTCTGATATTTCTTTGCTAAACGTAACTGCTAAAGAAGATACTACTCCAATTGCAACTCCAATACCTGCTGGTCCAATTAATCCAGAAACCATTGCTTGTAATGCTTTCTTAGTTCCACCTTCAGTTTGTGCTAATCTTTGGAATGACTCAACCATAGGGTTTAAGTTATTCGCAATACCCATTATTCCATAAGGAGCATCTTGAGCAATTCTAGAAAAGTTTATAAGGGATTGAGATGCATCTCCTAAAGGCTTACCTAATTGGTTAGCTTGTTGCTTTAAACCAGTAATTGTAGTATTTAAATTAGCTATGTTTTTATTTAAATAGTTAATTTCTCCAATACTTGTAGCTTTCTTTAATGCACTTTCAAATTGGGCAAGTGTATTTTCGGCAGCTTTTAAGCTAGATTGTAACGATGAAACATCTGCATCAATGCTAATGCTAAACTTATCAAAATTTTCTGCCATCTTATTTTAATTTACTCCGTACAATTTTAATGTCCTTGTCAATTGGTCATTCGTTAACATTACCTTTTCTTCTTCAATATCTAAATCATCAATAGCTGGTATGCTCCAAAATGATTTAATTGATTTAGGAGATTTTTCAGTAGTGTTACTTAAATATACAATATAGGCAAGGTTTCTAGTCCTTGCCCATTCGTTTAACTCTTGTCTTTCTTTACCCATTACGATAATAGAAAAGTCTTTCCAAGTCATCTCCCAAAATTCGTTTGGGCGTATATTACATTCAGCAGCCTTAACTAAAATATCATCCCAATTTAGCTTTGTTAGGCTTTTTTTTTTCCTCTTTAGAAGTTCCTTGTACTGCCGTAATTGTGTTTTGCACAATATACTTTAAGTAAGCAAGTACTTGCCCTTCGGATTGAAAAATTGAGCCTATTTCATCCATCCAATCGCAAACATCGTTTTCAGTATATTCAACCTCTTGTTTATTTGTTAAACAAGCTGATTTATATCCGATATATATTAATTTAACAATAATATCTAAATCAAATTGATTATTACCTAGAACTTCAAAGTATTTGTCTATTGTGATATTTCGTTCGTTACAAAATTCACGCATTGACCAAGTACCCCATTTTAATTGAATTGTGTTGTTGTTTAGTCTTAATTCAAACATAGGTTATTGTTTATGCAGTTTCAGTTTGTGTTAATGGTGGTACAGTTACTACGAAAGTTGCAGTAAATTTAACATCATCTTTATCATCAGCGTTTACTTCAAAATCGCTAATAAATACTTGACCTGAATAAACTATATCACCAGCGGTTGGAGTTGCTTTACCCATCTTCATATTAAAAGATGTTCTTGCAGCGTGAGCAGCATACAATTGTTGGTAAGAATCCTTACTTGGAGTTCCTGTTTCATCAATTGCAAAACCATCACCTTTGAATGATTGAGTAAATGAAGGACCAGCTTGATAT